AACTTCCAGCAGCGTTCATTAGTGGTTCAACTGTTGCAGACCCTTTCGCAGGATTAGCAGCAATTGATAAACCAACAATTGTATACGGTTCAAATTAAGTAGAATTACTTATTGAGACTAAAATAAACTAATCCCTTACCTTTTGGTAGGGGATTTTTTATGTCCATACTTTCCTGGATAACCCATATCGTGTAATAATTCTTCTAGTTCTTTTGCTTCTTCAACTGTATCACACTTCATCAATACTCTATAATCAGTAGTATCATAACCTAGAGCTCTGTGTTCAGCCATTCTTCTCCACTCGTTGTTAGTATATCCAACATACTCTTTAGCGTTTATTAACATATACACAGACCATTTACCATCTTTCTGATTATGTCTCCAACTATTATGATAATCTCTAGATTTTTGAGGGTTTTGTTTTCTTTTTTTGTTCCTATATTCATAGGTACATAACTTACAATGAGAACTAATACCTAATGGTCTATCTTTTTTCTTAAAGAATTCAGTTCTTTTTTTATTTACGTTACACTTTGTACAAACTTTCATATACACTAATATACGAAAAATATTTGATATATCCTAGCAATTGTTGAGTTATTTTGATTTAATTATAAGTTAATGGTTGTTTGTTATAGTAGTAAACATTAAGATATGCTGTCGTATTATATATCACAAAGTAATGAATTTACAGTCCGCACACAAGATACTGCTAGTGTAATCATTAGTGGTTCAGATTCGGGTTCAGAAGATATGACACTTATATTACAAGATATGATGACTTATAGTTCATCATACTATGATTTAAGTGGTTCATATACATACAATCCATATGAATCAATCCTTACATTCTCTCAATCATTAGAGGGTACTGTAAGAGATGCTCAAGAGTTTAGAGTTCAGTTAAGTGGTTCAGTATCAGGTAGTGTTTATAGTGGAACAATGCAAGTTTATGCATCACAAAGTATTGATAAAGTAGTATATCTAACTCAGAACGAAGAGTTCATATCGAATACAACAGATAACGATTATATAGTAATATGAAGAAACAAGAACAATTTTCAGTATTAAATCTAACAAGACAGGATGTTCCTATTGTTACAGAAGATACAAAAACAAGGTATCAATGGGTGCCAGTCGGAATACTGGATCAAGACGATTATTTTGGTATGATAACTGAAGCATACAACACATCTACAACTAACGCAGCTTGTGTTGAAGGTGTAGCAGATTTAATTTATGGTAAAGGTATCTTTACAAAAGAAGAAGATAAACAACAAGAATTAGATAAGATAATTCCACCAGAAGATTTAAGAAAGATTACTTTTGATTTAAAATTATATGGTAATGCTGCATGGCAAATCATTTGGAATAAATCACATACACAGATATTAAGAATGTATCATATGCCTGTTCAAAATTTAAGAGCAAAGAAGATATATGATATGGGTAGAATCGAAGGATACTACTATTGTTCTGATTGGAGTGACCACAGAAGACAGAAAGAGAAAAAGTATTTACCTTGCTTTGGTTCATCTAATGAAGAAGTAGAAATACTTTATGTAAAAGAATATGAACCTAACAGATATTACTATTCATTACCTGATTGGATTTCTGCATTACAATTTTCATTTAGTGAAGCAGAACTATCTAACTTACACCTTAACAATATAGAAAATGGTTTCTTACCAGTAGGTATGGTGAATTTCAATAATGGAGTTCCTGCACCTGAAGAAAGACAAACAATAGAAAGTTTATTAGAAGCTAAGTTTACAGGTACAAGAAACGCTGGTAGATTTATGGTATCGTTTAATGATGATGCAGTAAACAAACCTACTATTGATACGTTCCCTATGGAGAACTTACACGAGAAGTATCAGTATGTTGCTGAATATGCACAAGATAGAATTCTTGTAGCTCATAGAATAGTATCACCTTTATTATTTGGTATTAGAACTGCAAACAATGGATTCTCTTCAGCAGCAGAAGAAATGAAAACTGCATATTCAATTATGCAAACGATGACGATATTCCCATTCCAAAACCTTGTTATAAACTCTATATACAACGCATTTAAAGTTGGTGGTATAGATTGTTCAGATTTATATTTTGAACAACTGACACCTCTTGTAATCCTTTCAGATACGGCTGATGATACAGACCAGACAATAGAAGAAGTTCAAGAAGAGATAGATGATAACTTACAAGGTGGAGAAGGAGAAGAAAATCAACAGTTAGAAAGAAACAAAAAGAGTGAAGAGTATGAGCCGATGAGACCAACAGATTTTGGTTTTGAATCTCATTATGATTCAACAATATAAATAAAGATAAAATTATGGCATTTGGATTATTAATAACACGAAACGATATTATCAAGAACACACCATTAGGTGGTGCAATTGATGCCGATGCTCTTCTACCTTTCATTAGAACAGCACAAGAAAAATATATACTTAACTTACTTGGTACTGTATTATACAATAAATTACAAGATGATGTAGAAGCACAAACTGCATTCACAGGATATTATGAAACTCTTGTAGAAGATTATGTAAAACCAACTTTAATTTGGTATTCGTGTGTAGAATATATTCCATTTAGTTCAGTAACATTTAAATCAAATGGTGCAATTAAACAACAAAGTGAAACAGGAATAGCACCAGGTAAAAATGAAGTAGATTACTTGTTAAATAAAGCATTGAATAATGCAGATTATTATTCAACAAGATTACAAGATTGGTTAATTGCTAATAATACTAACGTACCCGAATTTAATGAAAGTACAGGAGATGCAACACAACAATATCCTGACCAAACTAATCAATACTTCGGTGGAATACAATTATAAGATATGAGTACATCATCACAAAATACAGCACCTCAACAGATTACTAAGGATAGTGGAGTAAACTTTTCTTTGTATTATAATACTTTGAACTTCTTCAAAAACATTATGAAGAATCATCCAAGTATTGCAAAGGTAACACAAGGAGATTTATTTGCAATTGATACAACACAATTTCCTCAGTATCCTATTGGTAATGTAATGATACAGACAGCAGCTTTTACAAACAATACAACTGATTATAGAATCCAGTTAATCGTTGCTGACAAATCTAAAGTATTAAATGATACTGATATACCAAATAGAAAAGATAATAAACAAGAAGTACCTTTCTATGGGACTAACGATATGGTAGATATTCATTCTAATACAATGAGTATAATAAATGATTTAACATCCTATGTACAGAAAGGGAATTATGGAATGGAGGTGAATGGCACAATTAATTGTGTTCCTTTTGCCGAAAGATTCGACAATGGATTAGTTGGATGGTCAGCAGAGTTTGACCTAACTGTTCACAACGATAGAAATCGTTGCCTTTTTTTTTTGAGTCCACCTAGCGGTTCGTACTTTAAAATAGAAGATTGTGAAACAGGAGATATGTTTAATGCAGTTTTAGCAGAGACAGGTTCAATAGGACAAGTATTTGCAACAAACTATATACCTTCAACAAGAGGTGAAGCATATTTACAAAGTTATGAAAACATAAGATGTTTTGAAATAAAAGAAGAAATAAATAATAGAGATGACTATAACTTTTTTAACTTACCTGTCCTTGATATACCTTACGATGACTTTGAAACTTGTGAGGCGTGTGAATTATGGACATCACCAAAAGTTTGGGATACAACACCAGAACGATGGAACAATGGGGCAGTTGATGAAGCACTTAGAAAATGGCAATATACATAAGATATGAGTAATTTAAGTAACATGATGATTAGCGGTTCTTACTTAGGACTGATAAACTTAGAAGATAGTACCCAAAACCTTACATCCCAAAGTGGTTATGTAGAACTACAAGATGGTATGGGAGAAAACATTGGTGCTGCTATTGATGCATCTTCAAATAATTGGAGAATAAATAAAGAATTAAGTGTAAGTAGTTCATTAGATGTAACTGGTTCTGCATTCTTTAGAAGTGATGTAGATATCGCAGGTGATTTAGATATAAGTGGTTCATTCGTACATACAGGTTCAATTGATGTATTAGGTGATGTAACTATACAAGGAGATGTAACTGCTAATATAGGAAACTTTGATACAGTTAATGCAAGGTTGTTAAACATTACAGAAGAATCTGCTAGTGTAATATTCTCAAGTGGTTCGAATGTATTAGGTGATGAAGAGAGTGATACACAAACGCTAATAGGACAAGTTATCGTAAGTGGTACTTTGGGTGTAGAAGGTAATTCAGCGTTCACAGGTTCTCTTACAGTAAGTAATGAGATAAGTTCTTCTACCCTTAATGGTATAGGTAATGTAACATCTTACTCTGCATCGGTAGATAGTAGATTAGATGATTTAGAATTCTTTAGTTCATCAGAATATCAAACAGATTCAGCATCTTTTGATAATAGAATAAATAACCTAGATAACTTTACTTCATCTCAATTAGATATTAATAGTGGATATAATTCTTATACATCTTCAACTGATGATAGATTAGATAATATAGAAGCTACAACTGCATCATTAGAAACAAATAAATTAGATGTATCAGTTTATAATACAGATTCAGCATCATTTGATAATAGAATAGACCAGTTAGAAGCAGATACAGGCTCACAAGATAATAGATTAGATTCATTAGAAGCATTTACTGGTTCTCAAGAAACTATAAATGGTTTTTATAATCAACATACTGAATCGTTAAATGATTTTACATCATCTCAATTAAACATCAATAGTGGATACAATACATTCACTTCATCTTATTATATAGATTCAGCATCGTTTGATTTAAGATTAGATAATCAAGAAAACTTTAGTTCATCACTTTCAATAGATTTTGTTTCTACACCTGATTTTAATTCTTATACCGCTTCAATAGAAGTAGAACAAGGTGCACAAGATGATAGATTAACCAATATAGAAAAGGAAACAGGTTCAATACAAGATAGATTAGATGATATAGAATTAACAACTGCATCTTTACAAGTAGAGGTAGATACTTTAAGTTCATTTACTGGTTCATATGCAACTACTGGTTCTAATACATTTGATGGAGACCAAGTATTTAGTGGTTCAGTTCAAGGTATAGTAAACTCTTTAACAATCACATCAAACACTGCAAGTTTAGATTGTAGTACTGGTAATTTCTTTACATTAAGTTTACCTAGTGGTTCATCTACAAATGTAGAAGCAACTAATATAGTTCCTGGTTTAACAATTACATTACAAATAGAACAACCACTAACAGGTAGTTCAAATTTAGTATTTGATACAGATGATTATAGTTTTCCAAGATTAAATCAACCATCTATTACTCCTGAAGCAGGAGCAGTAGATATTGCAACATTCGTATCCTTTGATACAAATAAATTAAAAGGTGTATTAACTAACGATTTAATATAATATGTATATCCCTTCGTTATTATTTGGAGCATTAAACACTTGTGTAGACGCTAGCGGACACGATGAAACAGGTATATTCTTATCAGGCTCACAAGTTTGGGAATATTACAAATTTACAGGTTTAGGTTCAGGTTCATTTACTATTAATAGTGGTTCATCCAATGATGTAAAGGTATTTATGGTTGCTGGTGGAGGTGCTGGTGGATTTACTGAATTTAATGGAGAAGCATTAAATGAAGTTGCCGGTGGTGGTGGAGCAGGTGGTGTTACAATGTTTGATGCAAGAATAGGACCTGGTACATATAATCTCTATATAGGAAGTGGTTCAGATACTAGTGGAAGTAGTGGAGAGGATACTTGGATTGAACTAGGATATTCTCCAACTAATTATACAGATTCATATATAACATCAGCTTCTAGAATAACTGCAGAAGGAGGTGGATTTGGTGCTTATTTAATAGATGATACAATTGACCCTGGTGTTGAAGCATCTTCGGGTGGTTCTGGAGGTGGTGGTTGTGCATCCTTAAGGACAGTTTCAATTTATGCTACGGCATTGGCAGGAAGTGGTAGACCAGGTCAAGGTTTTGGTGGAGGAGATATAGATGGTTTGGGTTGTGCAAGTTCAGATGAAAGTGTAGCAACAGGTGGAGGTGGAGCAGATTCATCATCACAAGATACAAATTGTATTGGTTCTGCTGGTTATCAAACTCCTGGTGCGGATGGATTATTTTTTAATGTTGATGGAACACTTACAGAATACGCGTGTGGTGGTGCAAGTATGAGACAAGGAACTTGGGAAAATGCAACTAATGATACACAACCACCAACAAGTAGAATGTATGGTGCTGGTGGATGGGGTGCTAGTACTTCGTATGGTCAAAGTAAATTTGCAGGAAGACCAGGTATACTGGTTATAATGGTTCCTGTTTGTAATCCAGAATTAACATCTTGTAATGAGTATGCCGTACATGGTGGTGCAAGTGGTGGTAATTTTACATTTATTCCTTGTGGAAATAATGACATTGAAACATTAACTTTAGACCCATTAGATAATATTTCTATTTGTTCATATCCTTTATCACCATATCCATCTGGTAGTGGTGATGTAACATTTACTGCAACAGGTTCATGTAGTCGATATGTTGAACCAATAGACCCACCAAGTTGTGCATCAGGTTCAAGTTTAGAACCATTGTATAATACTCAATTAGTAATTACTGCACCAAGTGTTGGTCCATATCCAGGATTTATAACGTTTGATTATATAGATTATTTAGGAACAACACAAGGAACAGGAAATTTAGGAACTGGTACACATAATATATGTGCTCAAAGTGGTTCAGTTCAACTTACAACACAAACCGCTGGTTCATCATATGTAGAAACTTTTACTTCAGTACAATGTGGTTATTATTGTTCAGCTTCAGCACCATATACTTGTGAAGAATGGAGATTTACTGCTGGCTCTGGTGGTGGTACTGCAACATATACACCATGTGGAGGTTCTCAAACAGTAGTTTCATTTTCAGCTGACCAAGTTGAAGACTATTGTATAACTTCGGGTTCATTTAAAAGTATCACTGGTATAGGTTCAAGTTTAACTTTTTTAACTGGTTCTTGTACATAATGAAAGCACTAAAAGACGTAGCGAAAGTATATAAGGATAAAGCTCTAACTGCTATTAATCCTGGTGTACCTTATAACAAATACACTAAGACTGGTTCTTCTAAAGCATACAAGACAGGTAGGATGTATAAAGAGGTTGCTAGTAGAAACAGAATACAAACAATGTTTCAAAAAGATAAGAAAGGTAAGATTAGTTTTACCTTTAACTTCTCAGTACCTGATTATGCAAAGTATGTTCATGATGGAACAAGATATATGAAAGCTAGACCATTTGCACAAATAGCAGCTCAATCACCTGAATTTGTAAAAGCTAAAGATGCACTACTTGGTGAAGAAGCAAAATTATTACTTGATGGTATCTTTAAAGAGTTAGATTCTACATGGGAAAGTGGAGGTGACACTTTGTCAGTATCATAACCCTCCAATATATTACACACCCCCTTTGTTATATTAGTAAAAAACATTAAATATGTCAATATCATATCTACAAGACCCAGGTCAAGTTTGTTTTTCACAATCTCCAATGGTATATGCCGTTTCTGAATCAAACTCAGAATCATATACATCTTCTTCTATGCAATTTGTAATGGAACTGAAGTATTGGCAAGGTGATAGATTAACAGGAGCACCTGATGACGCAAGTTATACTTTACAAAAGTTTCCTAACCCATCGGGTTCAGGTATATTTGATGTATCAAGAATTGTAACATCTTTATTTACAGAACCTAGAGCAGCTAATAGTTCATCTATTTATAATTTCTCAGTAGATTCTTATATACAATATAAAACATCACCGAGTTCATCATTCGTTACAGGTTCACATTTAGGTCAAACACCAGCACAATCCTTTGATGGATATCAATTATTCCAAGATAGGGTACAAGGTAGTAGTGGTGATTCAATATATGAATCAACTCCATTCTGGCCTATGATGACAGATGGACCAGTATCACAATCATATTTTGCAGAAAACTATGGTAGAATGAGTATATGGACAGGACAACCTGTAAATCAAAATTATATTGCAACAGGTATTGTTTATTCTAGTTCTTTTGAAGGAGAAGATAACTCAATTGCAGTTGCAATATCTTCATCACAGAATTCAGGTGATTGTGTACAAACATTCCCTATATCACCTCTAGAGCCTGATTGGCCTTTAGATACTGACCCTAACAATATTGGTAACTTTGAAGTATTCTTAGTTAGTGGTTCTGATGAGAACTATGATGGTTCAAATAAAATTAGTAATACATTACATTTTGATTTAGAATGTACAAAGAAATATCCTAATGTAAGAATTAAATGGAAAAATAGATTTGGACAATGGGATTACTTTAATTTTAATTTAGTAAGTACAGAAACATTCAATACACAAAGAAGTAAGTATCAACCACAAATAGGAACTTGGGCAGATAGAACGTTAACTTATAACGATTACGATTCAGCAATACAAAATTATATAACCGATTCTACACTTAAACTATCAGTTAATACTGATTATGTTAATGAGGATTACAATGATGCATTTAAACAACTAATGGTTAGTGATGAAATCTATTGGGTATATGAAGAAGGTAGTGAACAAAATGGTACTGAAAAACTTAAACCATTAGCAATTGATAATACATCATTTAATTTAAAGACTAATGTAGTAGATAAATTAATACAATACTCATTTACATTTACACAAGGGCAAGGATATAAACTAATTTTCTAATTATGGCAGTTACAAGTGGAAGAAATAAAGTATTTAAACTTATTGCCAGAGGAGTTGAACTTGATTTATTTCAAGATGAAACAATATATCTTAGTAATAATGTAACCGGTCTATTTGATATAGGTAAACTACCTAGTGATTTTACTAGACAGATTACTATACCAGGTACAAGAAAGAACAATGATTTCTTTCAACACGTCTATGATATAGCAGTAGATGAACCATTCTTATTTAAAACAAATGAGAAAGTAATTGCACAATTTGATTTTGATGGATTTTATGTATCACAAGGGTATATCCAATTAAATAAAGTTAACATCAAAGAAAACAAATTCATCGATTCTTACGAGGTTTCTGTCTATGGTCTATTATCATCATTCAAAAGAGATTTACAATCCATTACGTTAAATAATTTAGGGGTTCTAGACCATTATAATCACGAGTTATCAGCTGATAATATAAAAGCTTCTTGGAGTGGTTCTGCATATGCAGGTTCTGAGTTTACATCATCATTTGATGGACATAGTTTAGGTGGTGAAATAGTTTATATGTTAACCGATAGTGGTAAACAACACGCATACCAATCTTCTTTATCAAATAACTTATTTGGTATTGATACTGATGGTGGAAGATTATATTCACAAGATTTTAAACCTGCAATTAGATTAGATTTAGTAATAGATGCTATCTTTGACCAAACACAATACACATACGAATCAACGTTCTTATCAGAATCTAGATTTGATAACACATATGTTTTAGCTGATAGAGGATTAAAATATCCTGTTATTAGTGGAACAGATTTAGAAATTAATGGACAAATAGAAGTTGGACCTGTTAGTGGTTCAGGTACTCCATTAGACCTTATTTCTAATAATACAGCTTCACTTTTATTTACAAACGTATATGATGACCCATCATTCTCAATAGTAGCAACAGATGGAGAATATGAACCTTTCTTTGGAGATACAGTTGTACAATCATCTAATGGATTAGGAGAATTAAAGTTAAACATATTAGTATCAGGTAGTACAACATCATATCCTGAATTTACTTTATATAATCAATCAACTGCAGGAGGTCCTGCACAAGAAATTGATTTAGATTATATGAATGATTATATAAGAAGAGATTTTGTAAATACTAGTGGTGAAAAAGAATATACACTTACACAAGAATTTAATGCAAGTTTTGAAAGTGGTTCATCATATGAGTTTAAGATTGGATTTGTAACACTAGGTGGTGGTTCTTTAAATGTAACCATAGGACCTGAAGGCAATACTGAAAGTAGATTAAAAATAAAAACGTTAAATGAACTAGGTGATTTAATGCCAATAGATATGCCGGCTAATATGCCGTTTGGAACTAGTGGTATTACATTGTTAGATTTTCTAGCATCTGTTCAAAAGAAATTTAACTTACAAATATATCCAAGTAAAACTAAACCTAGACACTTTATTATAGAAACATTTAATAATTGGTATAAACAAGGTAAGGTTAAAAACTTTGATACTTTTGTAGATTTAAATAAAAATATATCAGTAACTCCAGCAAACAACTTAGGAATGAGAGAGGTAGAGTTTGGAGATACATTAGATATAGATTTCTTAACTCAAAACTTTAAAAAACAAAACAACAGAGAATTTGGTAAATCTTATTTTAGAGATACACAAAACTTTTTCTCTGATGGTAAATTAGAAGTAACAACAAAGTTGGGTTCATCACCTTTACGATACGTTGTAGGAAGTGGAACAGAAGGGTTCTCAGTAATTAGATTAACACCATTCTATGCAGTTATAGCAAACTCTACTGCAACACTTTGTGTTCAATCAGAATTTCAATTGTATCACGATGGTTCAGGTGTAAGACCTGTATTTGGAGATACAATTTATTATGATGTAAATGGTTCAACCGCTGTTTTTGCTTATAACTACATACTTCTAGATAACGCACCAACTATATATAACCTTAATCCTGCTTCAGGAGTATTTGGTTCAGTATATGGAACTTGTGCCGGTGGAGGAGGACAAACATACGATTAAAATATAAATTATGGCTAAACAAAAAATGTTCATACCAACCTTTATAGCAAACGCGGCGTTTCAACCTGCTCAGGTGTTACCTCGTATGTTTTTCTATAATGGTACATTAGAAACAACAGAGTTTCAATTAAATAATAGAACTGATGTATCAAATAAAACAATTGAAACAACTGACGTATATCCTTACTTTGACCATTACTCAACAGGTAGTGGAGAAGAGTTACCACAAACTGATTCTGATTCTTTATTATTTTTTAATGAAGCAGCATCATTAGGAACAACACCAGCTAATTCTGTTTATTCAGAGTATTGGAGTAAGTATATTACTTTGTTGTATAATCCTAAAACAAGATTAATAGAATGTGCAGGTATTATTCCATTCGCAGATTATGTAGAATTAGAATTAAATGATATAATTTTCTTTAGAGGTAATCATTACCACTTAAGAGCAATAAATCAATATAACCTTAAAACAGGTGAATGTCAATTACAATTATTAGGACCTATAATTGATGATTCATTGGATAACCAATAAAATTAACTTTAATTGTTAAATTAATAGATGATAACGAATATAATAGACCTTTTACAACAACAAGATTATCACAACGTAAGTGATGAAGTTGATATAGCTAAAGGTAAATACGAAATACCGAATAATTGGAAGGGAGTAAAAAATCTCTTTAAAAGAATGTAATGGCTGAAAACACAACCACATATAGTGCAGTAATAGATGTCGAAGTTGAAGGAGGCAAGAATGTTGATTTGCTTAACAAAACTATTTCTACTTCCATTGGTGAGTTTGATAACCTTAATGAAGCGATATCTAAAACACAAGATACGTTAGGAAAGATTGACCCTAAATCTAAAGAGTTTAAGGAATTATCAAAAGAACTATCTAATTTAAAAGATGATTTAGCAGATACAGAAATAGCATCTGTTAGATTTACAGAAGCGTTAGGAGCTCAACCAGGTGTTATTGGATTGGTAGGACAATCAATGGAAGGATTAAGAGGAACATTAAAAGTGTTTATGGCTAATCCAATCATTGCCGTTGTAACTGCAATTGCTGGTGCATTCCTTATGATGAGAGAATCATTAAGTAAAACATCTGAAGGACAAGAAACTTTAAATAGAATATCAGCAGCATTTGGTAAGATATTAGGACCTGTTTTTGCGGTAATTGAAAAAGTAGCATTACCTATCTTTGAAAACTTCGCAATGGTAATAGAGAAAGTTGCTAGTGGATTTAATAGATTTGCTAAGTTCTTAGGTATATCATCAGAAAAGATAGAAGAAGCAAGTAGAGCATCATCAACAGTATTACAAGAAGCATATGATGATGAAGAAAAAAGACAAGAAGATTTAACAAAGAAAACAGAAGAAGAGGCACAGAAAAGAATAGATGCTACTCAACGAGAAGTTGATAGGATTAAAGCTATTAGAGAACAAGCAGCTGCTATACAATTAGAAGCTGAGTTATCTTTGTTAAGTGAAAGAGATAGACAGTTAATAGAAAGAGAAACGAGATTCAATGAAGAATACGCAATTCTTAAACAAGCTGGATATGAAAACTTTACTGCATTAGAACAAGAATATTACGGTGATTTATTAGAAATTAGAAGAAACTATGATAACCTATCTAGTGTATCTGAAATAGAAACTGCACAGAGAACAGGTGCAGCTAAGATTCAGACTCAAACAGATTTCTCTGAATTATCACTTAATACACAAGAACAGACATCAGAGGTATCACTACAAATGACGGAGCAGGAAGAAGAAGCTAGACTGATGGTGATTAGTTCAGCTCTTAGTTCAGTTGCACAGATGGTGGGTGAAAATACTATTGCTGGTAAAGCTCTAGCAGTTGCATCTGCAACTATAAACACATATCTTGGTGCTACGAAAGCATTAGCAACGTATCCTCCACCATGGGGTGGTATTGCAGCAGGTGTTGTTATTGCAGGAGGTTTATTACAAGTTAGAAAGATTATTTCTACTAAAGTACCAAAACCACCAGGAACTAATCTTAGAGGTGCCAGTGGTGGTGGTGGAGGAGGAGCTCCATCTGTACCTCAAACAACAGTTCCACAAATACAAACTGCAGCTGCAATGGAAGGTGATACAGGTTCACAGATTTCACAAACAATAGCAGCATCATCACAAAGACCTGTACAAGCATATGTTGTATCTACACAAGTTAGTAGTACACAAGCATTAGATAGAAGAACGAACTCAGCAGCTTCGTTTGGATAAAAAGTATAAATTAAAATTAAATTGTTAAATTAGTATGAAACTATTTGAATTAACCATAGATGATGAATTTTTAGATGAGGTATTTGCTATTTCATTAGTAGAAGACCCAGCCATAGAAAGTAATTTCGTATGGTTTGATAAAGAGAAAGTTCAGTTTGAAAAGATAGATAACGAAAAAAGATTGGTAGTAGGACCTGTTCTTATACCAAATAAAAAGATTCTTCGTATAGATGGAGAAGGACAACCTTATGAGGTATTCTTTAAACCTGAAACAATAGAAAAACTAGCACAAGGATATCTTAAGAAAGGATATCAAGCTAAATCAACGTTAGAACACGAAAAGAAAGTATCTGGTGTAACTTTAGTAGAGAGTTGGATAAAGACATCCAAATTAGATAAATCTAACTCCTATGGATTAAATGTACCTGTTGGAACATGGATGGGTATGTTTAAAGTTGATAACGATGATATATGGAAAGATTATGTAAAGAATGGTGAAGTAAAAGGATTCAGTATAGAAGGTTTATTCTCACATGATTTAGTTCAAGCTAGTAAAGAAGATGTATTAGAAGATATACTTAATCAAGAAGCAGAATACTTACTTAACGAAATAAGAAGAGTAGTTAAAGAAGATAAAAGATACAAAGGTGGTAAGAGAGTAGAGATGGAATCTTATTCAGATTATCCTCAAGGTGTTAAGAACAATGCTAAGAAAGGTATTGAACTAAACGAGAAGAGTGGTAACAAATGCGCAACACCTGTTGGCAAAGTAAGAGCACAACAATTAGCACAAGGTAGACCAATTTCATTAGAGACGATAAAAAGAATGCATTCTTATTTATCAAGAGCAGAAGAGGTGTATAGAGATAAACAAAACGATAGTGAAGCTTGTGGTAACATAAGTTATTTACTTTGGGGTGGATTAGCTGCATTGGGTTGGAGTAAAAATAAATTAAGAGAACTAGGAGAGTTAGAAGAAAATGAAATATCAATTCCTAATTCATCATACCCAGGTGAATCAAATGAAATGATTAGTGGTTCTACTAATTTAAATGATGTTAGAAAGATTATGTTTCCAACAGAAGAGATGGCTGAAGAGTTTGCAGAGATGATAGGATGTAGCGGAAGTCATCCACATGAAACAGTAGACCAAGGTACATATTATATGCCTTGTAAGACTCACCCTAAAGATTAAGTGGTTCGGATAAAAATAGAATAGGAGAGATATGTTAGATAATTTAATGAGAAAGGTAATGAATAAAGTAGTAGATACTACTTATCATTTTGCTGCACCTGCAATTGAACTTACTCGTAGAGAGATGACAGATTTAATTAAGAACACTAAGTTTACTTCTATGAGAGTATGGAGTACTAAGTTAAATGGTGTTGGTATGAGAAGAATGGAACAAACAAGAGATAAAGTACCTAACTCATCACCTGGTGTTGTAAAACGTAGGAGAACACTTCGTAGACAAAATATGTGGGTAGTGTACTCCCAAACAAATCAAGATTGGCGCACAATCAGATTAGGAACTGTTAGTAAGGTTAAGATTAATAATCAATTTTACAAAGTAAAATAAGATGACACTACTAACTACATACTGTCCCAAAAAGAAAACAATAACTACAAAACCAAGTACTTATGCCGATAAAAGTTAAATCAGGAGAATCAGAATCTCAGTTCGTAGAAAGATGTATTCCTATTGAGATAGGATATGGTAAGAGTGCAGATGTTGCAGCCGGGATTTGTTACTCTATATATCAAAACAGAAATATGAGTTCACAACAAAGAGTCTTATCAGCTATAAATGATATTAATCTATACCCTAGTAAAGAAGAATTAAAAGCTCCTTGTACTGATGGATACGAACAATATGGTATGAAGATTAAGAATGGACGAAAAGTCCCGAATTGTATTCCACAAAAGTAACTGACATTTTGTCATACTATCAATATAATCTAGGTACGACATATAGAAACCCCACCATTGAGTTAAGATGATGAGGTGTTCTGGCAAAACATCTATTATGAGAAGTTGTTTATTGTATATAGGTGTTATAAATCAAATCCCATTCCAATTACAATAGAATCAATACCACCATGAGGTGCATATTGATAACTTGCTTTGAAAGAAACTAGTTTATCTAGTTGATACTTAAATCCTATGTTACTATATATATTCATTGATTTAATATCACCTGTTGTATTAAATTCTTTTTCACTTTGTGCTCCTAATCCCCATAAAAACTTGGTTCTATTAGTTTGATATACATACCAATAAGCACCTATATTATAAAAAGAACTACCAGCAGTATATGAATCTATTTCACCATTCAAGTATTGTTCTACTTGTAATGGGTCTGAATTGATAGTTGCTCCTTTTTGATATTCAAATCCAAACTTACTATCATCATCTTCTATATAGAAACCATAACCAGCTCCTAGTTCAGATGAGTTAGCGGATACACCCACAGTTTGTGAGTAAGTTGTGAATGATATTAAGGTCATCATCAAGACCATCATTAATTGTTTCATTGTTTATTTATTTAATTGTCATTGTTATTAATTCGAATTCATCGTTGGTGATTATACCTTCCATAAGAGCTAGATACTCTGAAGATACATCTCTACCTGTTAACTTGTTTATTATTGTCATAATTTATTTTCTTTTATCAAATAGACCTTTAATAAGTTCTATCCAAAATGTTTTACTGAAAAGCATTACTGCTACAAATATTGTTAGTATATAATCCATTATTTTAAGTTTTATTTAATTAATCTCATTTACTATGTAAATATACGAAAAAAAAATGATATATCCAAGTCTTTTCGTGTTTATTTTTATTTATTTGTTATAATAATATGAAGTTTTATTGCAAAGCAGGTGGAGTTGAAACTACACAACCTTGGTTAAGACCTACTGATGAAAAGATACGAGAATGGTTTAATAGTATTGACACTGATATACCTTTATACTTGGTGGGTAATACAGTTGAAAAACACTCTCCTACATGGGATGTAGATGTAATAGTATATAATCCTCAACCACCATTAGATGTCCTCTCTAAACTCTTTACAGAGTGTATTACAAGGGGATTTGAGCACGAACTATTGATTGATATTATATATACATCAGAATGGTACTCTGAATCGTTTAAACCTTTTTATAAAATTCGTCCTGATAAAGAGTTCTACAAAGAATATCTTGGTGGTACATATCATACAATTTTTAATGCAGATAAGGTAGAACAGATTGCTCCTCAACTGTGGAGATATGATTTTTATGAACCAAGTAAGAACTGGTACAAAGGAAAAAATAGAGGATATAACTTTACAGGTATACCCTTATCAGAATTTTAAATACAAAAACTAAACCAAGTGTTATAATATATATATATACTAGATGTTTTTGGCTCGACTGCCATTGAGCCTATTCCTAATTTAGTATTCTTTATATTAAGACCACCCGAGTGACTGTTACAACCTTCAACTTCAGGGTGGTCTTTTCTTTTAAAAAATATACGAAAACTTTTTTTCTTAATACTTATATATGAACGGTCTGACAACTATGTTGAAAAATATATAAGAAAAGACTTGGATATATCAAATATATTTCGTATATTTGTATTAACAAATTAGGAAAACTATAAACAATGGCAAAACACATCACACGCACAATCAGTAACAACGCTTACTGGCAAATCAATAAACATCTACACAAGCAATTAGGATTGAGAACTACTCTACTGTTGCAACATTTTATTGATTTACAAACTAAAGTATTTCATGGTAACGAATTCTTTCAATCATATAAACAGATTGAAAAAGAATTATGTTTAACTAACCATCATATCAAAGATTCTATTAAGAAATTAAAAGAAGCTGGTGTGGTTACAGTTGAAAAGAAAAAAATGCCTGCTAAGAATTATTATTTTGTATTATTAAATAAGGTAGAAGAACTCCTCTCACTTGACAGTGGAAATTCATCGGTCAAGCCAGAGATACCTCAGACAGTTAATCTTCAACCAACAAGTGAGGTGAATATCACCTTACTAGACAGTGGAAAATCACCTAACAAGTCAGTTGATAATCAACCGACATATAAAAGAAATAATAATAAAAGAAATAAAGAAAAAGAAATTATTAAAAATACTGACAGTAGCATAGTTAAGGAAAATAATATTTTAAAAAGATTATTAGATGATTTAATACAATTTGAAAATGTTAGTAAATTTAAATTAAGTTTTCAAGAAATAGAAGAATATGGTGGTATTGAAGAGGTTTATAAAAAATTAAACTTTACAGAATCTCAGAAAAATAATTGGACTAGAGCAATTAATAATGTAATCAGTATAAATCAGGCAGTATAATGACTAAAGAAGAAAGGTTGAGAGAAATAATAGATGAATTACAGTATGAGCAACGTAAAGTAGAGTACTCATCAGCATTATACAGGTTAACTAAACGAGTCGAAAGAATAGAAGAGCACTTAGGAATAGATAAAAATGAAAGATAAGTTTCATTTAAATGATGAAGGATTGGCAGAAGATGTTCTATTATCTTTACGCAAGTTATTTGTATTAATAAACCATCAGATAAAATATTATGATGATGAAATGGAGCAACACGAGAAGAATGCACAACTTTATCTAACAGGTAAGAGAGACAAAACTTATAATGAGTTACTGAGTAGGCAGGAAGAGTGGGAGTGGTTACACGAACACCTTATAGATAAATGGGATACTCTTCAGGTAAACACATAAAAATAAAAACTAAATACTTATAGATGAAAGAATGTAACAAATGTCATAAGACAAAACCTTACACAGATTTCCACAAACGAACTTACAGAGGAGTTCAAGGTTATCAGTATAGATGTAAAGTATGTCAAAACAAATACAATAAGAAATACAGAAACGATATCAGACCGGAATACTGGAATACAACCGATGGTTATTTCTCACACAGAGAGAATTGGGAATATATAGCAGATTACAGAAGAGCTGATGAAGATATAAAAGTGTATCTACTTAAGGTTAAAGATTATTTCTATATTGGTATGACAAAAGCTAAGTTGAATGTAAGAATATCGACACACAGAGCAGATTATAAAAACAAGCGTGGTTGGTTACCAACATTACACAAGATGTGGGATACGATGAGTAAAGAAGAAATAGAAGAGTCTTTAGCATCTGCAATTGTATTAGAAACTAAACCAGGTACAAGATATCAAGGGTACAAATTAGAAAAGAACTGGATTAAATTTTATAAAGCAAGAGGATATAAATTATTAAACATACAACACAACAAATGAAACTAGGTAAAATTAAAGTAAAAGAAATAATAGATAATGAAGTTGTCTTAATATCATTAGAACCAACAAGACATTTACAGTTATGGAATAAGTGGGAATTATATTATCTATTAACCAATTCAGATGAACCAATTAAATTTGAAGTAGGAGATTTTCCTATGAGTAAAAAAGAATTAAGACATTACGCAAAAAAACTAAAGAAATGAGAAATAGATGTATATGGAGGTTTGGAACTTGGTTAGAAGGGTTGATATCAGTTTTAACTTTAGGTCACGGAAAACAACTCGCAGGGTGGATAGCATGGACGTTCTTTAAAAGAACCGATTGTGGTTGTGATAGTAGAAGAGATTATTTAGATAATTTATTTAATTGTAATAACGATATAAAATTATGGTAAAATACACAGAAGAACAAATAGAGTTAATGAAAGTAAATATTTCAAGAGTAGGTAGCCATATTCCACACGATATAAGGCTTTATATATGGAACACATACAAAGAAATATCAGGTAACTCAAAAGAACCACAACCTTGTAATTGTGGAACTGCTGCAGCTCTTTGGAGAAAAGCATGTGATACAATTGCAGCATACTTGGATGAACTAGAAGGTAACGAAATTGTATAGAGTAATAGGTTCTGTTAAAATTAAATTTAAGTCGTAGTAAGCATAAATAAACAGAGCCTAAACTCTTTACACAAAAAAACATATGACAATAGATAGTGGTTCACTACATATAGAGATTAACAAACGATTGGGTGTATTGTATAACAACCACCATCAATGGTTAACTGCAGTAGCATATAATAAATCTAAAGATAAACAAGTATCACAAGATTTGGTACAAGATTTATATGTGTATCTAGCAGAGAAACAAAATCCTAAAATATTTTTTAATGATTCTTTTAATTTGTTGTATTGTTATAACTTTATATCTTCTAGATTTATAAATTATATCAAACGAGAAAACAAAACAACATATGTTAGTGAGTGGAAAGATAAGCCAGATAACATATACAACGTAGGTGAGGATAAAAGATTAGAGTATGCATATGATTGTATCAAAAAAGAATTAGATACTCTTAAATCATCGCGTATGTGGAGTAGTGCTAAGTTATATGAACTCTATGCATTTAGTGATTTAACTATGGATGAACTAAGTAAAGAAGTTGGTATATCAAAGAGTACAGTCTTTCTTAACATTAAAAAAATAAAACAACACTTAAAAATGATGATTGATAATCCTTTTAAAGATATTACAGATGAAACTAATTAAAATAAATATATGAATCCAAACAGTACTACCAATTGGGCAAAGCTTGATGTTCGAATGAAGAACAAAGATTATGTAAAGTTCAGAGAACAGAAACAAGAATTGCTTGAGAAATATCCAGACAACTTATTTGCAGACATTAAATCAGGTAGATTTATAGAACCTTATCCAGAAGAAGATAGAGAAACGTATAAGAGATGGTTAAAAGAGATATGTGATTTACTACACGAACAAGATGGTAATTATCAGAAGTTTGTATGGAGTACTTTATCAACTAGAGATAAATTCATAAGAGAACATATGATTAATGGAAGAAAAAAATATGATGCATCATGAGTAAGAACAAACCTAAAGTTTCGGTAAAGGTAAGAAACAATAACATACAGAAAGCGTTGAGTATCTTTAAAAGAAGAGTAAAAGATTCAGACCACTTATTTGAATTAAGAAGAAGAAAAGAATTTCTTAAACCATCAGTCATCAATAGAAGAGCTAAACAAGTAGCGATACATAAGCAAAAGTTAGAAGATATAAAGACAAAAGATGAGTAGTATATAAGTATATATAACAGAATCATCTTCGTTTGTTATAGTAGTATAAATAACATAGATAAACACATATGCCATTCGCAAAAGGAAATAAGTTAAGTAAGGGAAGACCTAAAGGAGCTATCAATCGTAGTACTGAAATGGCTAAACTTACACTTGCTCGTATTACTGATGAGGGATTGAATCATTTAAAGGAAGATTTAAATAAGATAAGAGAGAAAGACCCAATAAGAGCAGCTGAATTATATCTTAAGATATTAGAATATATCTTACCTAAACAATCAAGGGTAGAGTTAAAAGGTGAGATAGAGCAGAAGATACAATCTATTAACATCAACATAAACAAATCAGGTAGTAACGATGGAATTGACGGTTAATACAACCATAACATTTGATAACCTTCTAGAAGCTAAGAAGAGAATAACGCAGCATATAGGGGGAACTAGGTCAGGTAAGACATATGCTATCTTACAATACCTTATAGTAAAAGCTCTACAAGAACCACAGAACATTACAATAGTAAGAAGAACTGTTCCATCTCTTAAACGTTCTGTAATCAAAGATTTTAAAGAAATCATGTTAGAGCTTGGAATATGGTCAAACGAATCATACAACATCTCTGATAGGGTTTATTCGTTTAGCAATGGTGCACTTATATCGTTTGTAAATACAGATGATGCAGAAAAGTTAAGAGGTGTTAAGAGTGATATACTTTTTATAGATGAAGCATCGGAACAACATCAAGAAGCATACTTTCAATTGAGTATAAGAACAACAGGTGAAATTATATTAGCATTTAACCCAACAGTATCTCCGTATCATTTCCTTCGTAGTATGGATGATGTACAGATATTCAATACAACTTATAAAGACAATCCTTATCTACCAGAACAAATGGTAAAAGAGATTGAATCACTAGAGATAAAGAATCCAAAGTATTGGAAGATATATGGATTAGGAGAATATGCAGCGAATGAGAAAGCAGTATTCAATAACTTCCAAATATTAGAAGAGATGCCTGTACATGAGTTAGTAGGATTTGGTCTTGACTTTGGATTTAGTAATGACCCAACTGCATTGGTAGCCGTACATAGACATCATGATATGTTGTATTGTAGAGAACTAATGTATGATACAGGTCTGACAACAACAGATATAATTAAAAGATTAAAATCACTTAACATAGGTAGAACAGATGAGATTTGGGCAGATAGTGCAGAACCACGATTGATAGAAGAAATCTATCGTTCTGGTTTTAATATTAAACCTGTGAAGAAAGGACCTGATAGTATCAACTTCGGGATATCTGTATTACAAAACTTTGCACTTAATGTAGATTCAAAGAGCACGCATTTAATTGATGAACTATATTCATATGAGTATCGTACGGATAAGAATGGAATTGTATTAGATAAACCACAAGATTTTAATAATCACTTGATTGATGCATTGCGTTATTTAGCAATGAGTAGATTAAGTATTAAGCAACAAAATAAAGGTAAGTATGTTTTATCATTTAAATAATATAATATGAATAGAGAGAAAAGAATTGAACGATTAGAAGAAGAAGCACAGGCTAATTTAGATTTGTATTTAATTAAAGGTGATGAGATGGCATTAAAAAGATATCAAGTATTTAAACAACATATAAC